ATCAGGTCACTTCCTAGAAAATTAAAAGTTTCTATTGGCGGTGGGGTTGAAAGAACTAATACTGAGTTTCCTATAGGCAGAAAGGTCAGTACAGGTACTGCAAACGATAGTGATGATAATTCAATCACTGGATTTGTTGAAGGACAAGGTGGTGGAATTACTGGAATTGAAATTACTTTACCTGGTGATGGATACGCTTTCACTGGTGGTACTAACAATATTGACCTTAAATCACTAACTGGAAGTGGTACAAGCGGAGTTGCTAATTTAACTTTAAGTGGTGAAACAATAGCTAGTATATCAATTGCTACTGATGGAGAGGGATATCAAGTTGGTGATGTTTTAACTATTGATAATGATGACTCTCAAGTTTTAAGAGGTGCTGGTGTTAAATTTACTGTTACTAGCATTACATCTACTTTTGATACTTTATATCTAACTAACGTACAGGGAGATAAGTTTGCAACCTCTGATGTTCTTGTTCATTATGGAATTAATAATAATAGTAGAACAGTTGTTAATTCAACCGTTAGTTCTGATTCATCTATAAATGGTGATTTATATACAGGAAAAGTATTTGAAGTTACTCAATACAATCACGCACATCATGGAGCTCTTAATAAAATAAAGATAGAAGATGTTAAAGCTGATACAAAATTAGTTAAAACTACATCTGAATTAACTCCAGATGGAAATTCTGTTTCTGTTGCTAATACAACTCCTTTTGCATCCTATGCTGGTATAACAACTAATACTGGTTTTGCTATAATTGAAGATGAGATTGTTAGTTATACTGTTGGTACAGGTCAATTAACAATAGTAAGAGCACAATTAGGTACAAAAGCAATATCTCACTCTAAAAAGGCAAAAATTCAAACTTATGAAGCAAGTGGAATGCCTTTAGTTGGTATTAATACAACTCATACACTTCCAACAAATACCACTCTAGTTAATAATATTGGTATTGATAATTATTATCTTGAAGTTGATGTGGCAGGTGTTGCTCCAGCAAGAGTGGATAAACAACTTCTTTGCTTCAAATCTGAAAAAGGATTTGGTGGAAAAAATGTAGCTATATCTCAGAATCATCAGTTTAGCACATTAACTCCAAACTTTAATGTAATTACACCAGGTAACACAACTCGTGTTAATTCTGCTGTGAGAACAGTAAGTGGTACAAGTGCAAGTGGTAATGAAGTTTCCTTCATAGATCAAGGATTTGATGTTACATCTTTGAATCAAACAATGATATTCCCAACTCCTAGACTTGTAGCATCAAAAATAAATGAAACAAATAAATTAACTGCATTGCCAAAAAATAAATCATTAAGTATTGATATTAATATGAGTTCAGGTGATCCTAATCTTTCACCAGTATTAGATGCAAAAAATGCAACATTTGTTTTAGGAAGAAATAAAATTAATAGTCCAATAGGATTAGAAAATTATGCTACTGACTCAAGAACCAATCAACTTGAAGACGATCCACATGGTACAATATTTGTATCAAGGAGAGTTGATTTAAAACAACCAGCAACATCTCTAAAAGTATTAGTTGCTGCGAGTGTTCAACCTGAAGCAGACTTTAGAGTGTTTTACAGATTGTTTAGTGCTGATTCTAGTGAAGTTTCTCAAACATATAGAGCGTTTCCAGGTTTTAGTAATATGACTGATACTGATGGTGACGGATTTGGTGATGAAATTATTGATTTAGCAAAAAATGATGGTAGGGCAGATGCTTATGTTAGTCCTAATCAATTCTTTAGATTTTCTGAGTATCAATTCTCAGTTGATAATTTAGAGCAGTTTAGTGGATTTGCTATTAAAATCGTAATGATTTCAACTAATGAATCTTATCCTGTAAGGTTAAAAGATTTTAGAGCAATCGCATTAGCATAAAAAAAATGATGATTCCAGTTGAAGGTCATAAAAATCTCTTTAGAGACGAAAAAACAGGTGCAATATTAAATACGGATTCTAGTTCGTATTCAAATTATATGTCTGAAAAAAGAAGAAATTCTGATAAACAAGCAGAAATGGATGCTATGAAAAAAGAAATTGAGACTCTTAAGTCTATGCTAAATGAGCTTGCTTCAAAGATTGCATCTTAGTAAATATAAATACTTTCAGATCTGAATTGCTTTTTATAGATGGCAGAAATAAAAGTCAGAGTTGGACAACAGAATGCCACCAAGGTGATATCTTCACTTGCAGGTGCTCAAACCTTATCATTATCTGAATTAAGTGATGTAAACGTAGGAACTTTACAAAATGGTATGGTTCTAGTTTATAATGGAACAACCAATAAATTTGATGCAACCCTAACCCTAACGCCAGGTGCGACACAGAATTTAGACATCAACGGAGGAAATTTCTGAAATGGCTAGTATAATTAGAATCAAACGATCATCGGGTACAGCTAAACCTGGTAGTTTGAATTGGGGTGAAATGGCATATGTAACTGGTATCGGCAGTTACGGTGGTACAAACCAATATAAAGATAGAATATTTTTAGGAGATGACGGTACAAACGTTAATCCAGTGGGAGGACATTACTATACCTCAATGATGGAACATACACCTGGTTCTTTAACTGGTGTGTCAAATACAAGAAATAGTGATGGTGGTATAGTTGCTGTAGTTGATAATAATAGAAAAATAGATGAATGGAATGTAGATAATATTACTTTAAATGGTAATGAAATTTCTACTACTGATACAGACGGTGATTTGGTAATAAATCCAAATGGTTCAGGAGATATAATGGTTCCTGATGACACCAAAATTGGATTTGGTGGTGGTACAAGTGGAACTTCTGCTCCTGATGCAACTATTGAATATGATGAAAACGGAACAGATCAATTAACTTTTGCAGGTGCTGATGTTCGAATTAATGTTGCTACAGAAGCAACATCGAAAGATACAGGTGCACTTATTGTTGAAGGTGGTGTTGGTATAGAGAAAAATCTTGTTGTTGGTGGAACTATTATTGCTCCAGGTACAAGTACATTTGACAAAATACAAATTAATGATAATATCATATCATCAACGGTAGGTGCAGATAATAAAATATTCATTGACCCATTTCCAGATGGATTAAGTAATGAAGGTGATGTTATCATTAAAGGTAACTTACAGGTTGATGGAACAACTACAACTATTAACTCAACTACTAGCACTGTTAATGATCCAATAATGATTGTTGGTGATGTTACTAGTGTTAGAACTGTAATGGCAACAGTTCAATCAGGTGTTTCTACAGCTGTTGTGGATTCTGTTACAGGTATCGCAATTAATGATACTCTTCAACATGCAAATCTTTCTGCGAGTGGAATTACCACTGTTACAGCGATTAATACTGGTGCAAAGATGCTTACCTTCCAAGGTACAACAACATCTGGTATTTCAACTGGTGCTCAGTTTACAGTTACTCATGCTACAGATACTAATACTGACCGTGGACTTGGATTCAAATATAATGTTGGTGTAGGAACAGCAAATACAAAAGATGGTTTCTTTGGATTTGATGATAACTCAATCGCATCTAGCACTGCTGGAACAGGAAATCACGGAACACACGGTGATAATAGTCGTAGATGGACTTATGTTCCTGATGCAACTATATCTGCCAGTGTTGTAACTGGAACAAAAGGTTTCTTAGATATTAAAGGTATCTACTATCAGTCAGGTAACTTTAATTCTGGTGGTGTTGTTTGGTTTGATAGTGAGGGTCTTCAGCAATCAACAAATGCTCCTGCATCTCCAATAATTACTTCAAAACAACTTTTAACTGCAATAACAAAAGTAGTTTTAACAATGCCTGGTAATGTTACATTAGCACAAGGAGATATTATAAAACAAACAAGTACGGGTGCATTTGGTGTTGTAGAAAGTGCAGTAAACGCAGCAACATCAGTTCCTTTAGTTGGTGTCGAGGGAACATTTAACAACTCAAATACTTTAATTAGAGAGGGTCAAAGCGGAGGTACCTCTAACCTTTCATTCCCAGATAGCGTGGCGACTACATATGTTAATAAACCACACTGGACTTCGACCCTTGATGGAGGAACTTTCTAAATGCAGCAAAACAGTGAAGTAGATGTTAATGTATTAGTGAACATATATCATACAAAATTAGCAACAGCATTAAACCAAAACGTTCTTTTGGAAGCAAAACTCCAAACTCTAAAAAACGATTTTGAAAAAGAAAAAAACGAACTTTTAGAGCAATTAGCAAATTTAAAGAGTGAATAATGGCAAAACCATCAACCAAACAAGGATTAATCGATTATTGTTTTCGTAAACTGGGAGCACCAGTTTTAGAGATCAATGTCGATGATGATCAGGTAGATGATTTAGTTGATGATACTATACAGTATTATAACGAACGTCATTATAATGGTATTGAGAGAATGTATCTTAAGTATAAGATAACTCAAGACGATATTGACAGAGGCAAAGCATCAGGAATAGATGGGGTAGGAATTGTTACTACGACTGGAACATCTACAAATATATCTGGATATGGAACTACAACATCTAATTTTTATGAAAGTTCTAATTTTTTAGCAATTCCAGAACATGTTATAGGAGTAAATAAGATTTTTAAATTTGATACGAGTTCCATTTCAGGTGGAATGTTTAGTATTAAATATCAATTATTTTTAAATGATCTATATTATTTTAATTCAGTTGAATTGTTACAGTATGCGATGACTAAATCATATCTAGAGGATATAGATTTTTTACTCACAACTGATAAACAAATACGATTTAATCAGAGACAAGATAGATTATACTTAGATATTGATTGGGGTTCACAATCAGCAGACACATTTATTGTAATAGATTGTTTCCGTGCTCTTGATCCTGACACATATACACAAGTTTACAATGATCCATTTATAAAACTTTATTTAACTGCATTGATAAAAAGACAATGGGGACAAAATCTTACTAAATTTAGAGGAGTAAAATTACCAGGTGGAATTGAATTAAATGGTAGAGAAATTTTTGATGATGCTAACAGAGATCTTGATTCTATAAAACAGAGGATGGCAACAGAATATGAAACTCCTCCTTTAGATTTTATTGGGTGATGACTGATGGCATTAAATCCCTATTTTTTACAAGGTTCACAGGCAGAGCAAAGATTAGTTCAGAATCTTATAAATGAACAATTAAAAATTTATGGTGTAGAAGTTACATATATTCCACGAAAATTTGTAAATCAAACATCAATTATAGAGGAAGTACAATCATCTAAATT